GCTCACATAATGACTTCGTAGATAAGGATACTGGGGAAGTCAAGTTCAGATACTTCGTATTTGCACCACCTGAAACCGAAGTCGCTGGTTAATCACCAATTGCATAAGGCTCGCTCAAGAAAAAGAAAGAGTGAGCCTTATCCTGTTAATAGTAGACATACTCTTAATCTTAAAGGCAATGTGTGAGTACAAAACACTCACTCTATTTTTATTACTAGGTTATCCTAGAAAGAACTGGGCTACGGTAAGAATACCAGCGGTTTGCTGGTGAACGTCATTGCATCGTACGAGCAAGGCGAGGTGAGAGAACATCTTTACAAATCACTACCGTGGCCACAGGAGCGGGGGCACACGGCAGTGTGCTCCTGCTGTTCAGGTAACAAGATGTATTGTCCAAAGTAGGGCTTTGGCTCATTTTGTTACCACTAATTTTGTCTTGATGATAGTTGCTCGGGAGAGTAGCATTGGGGACAGTGAAAATGCTGTCAGTACGCAGTTCGACAGTAGTATATCATCAAGAATCTGTCCCCAATTCTTTAAAAGGGTTAAGTACCAACCTTGGATAGGTACAGAAGGAAATGGTAAACGGTTTATGTTTGTATCGAAAATCGGTAACAATTACTTCTTTTTGACGAGTTACGGTTCAACAGTACACGTTAAAGCGAACACAATGACGCAGGCACGGTTAAGGTATCTGCGAATGATTGGTAAGTTATAATCTCAAGAAAGGGAAAAAACTATAAAATGAATTCCCACTCACACAGATGTCCCCATTACTATAAATGGCAGTTAGTAAACTGGGCATCTCAATATTTCAAACTGCCTAGAAGTAGGTTTAATAAGATGACCAAAAGTCAACTGTATGCAATCTGGTACAGTAAGGCTTGAGGTCATCTTTGACCTTCTTATATTTTTAATCTAATCAACTAGGAAAGGACTTGCATTATGTTAGAATTTATCCATCACTATGCAGACATGATAATATTTGTATTGATAATGGCTATTATATTCATATGCATTCACATTCAGTATATAATATTAGAAAAAGAAAGGAGTGAGTAAAAATGGAAGTAATTGTAAGTTCACTCGTTGATATGTACATATCAACAGTCATATTTGTTGCAATTATCATTGGGATTTATTCGATTGGCTTTATCATTAGCCTAAAGGATTGGAAATCAGATGAGAATTAACAGAGAGAGGAATAAGTAATGGATAATAAAATAAGACCTAAGAAGTCTCGTTCAGCCAAGAAAAAGCCCAAACACGATAACATTTATCGATTAAATAATATAAGCATTAAGGAGTTTACCCGGAAATATCCTGATTGCATTTCAGCTATCTGGATGGAGAATGGTAGTCCTGTGCTTGAACTGGAACATGTTCGTATAAAGTATATGAATAAAGACCAGAAGTTCTATTCGGGTGAAATAGAGATTCAAGGTTAATTAAATAAATGAAAGATAGGAGGGAATATAAGCCTAACCCTACTTAATGCCTTTTCCTCCTTAAAAAATTATGAACTGTATAGAGGGAGCTGCGTTAAGCAGAGTAGTGGAAATATCATCGACGCCCGAATTGTCCGAAGTTTTGGGAGGACACCTTTGATATAGGTTGTGGTGAGATAGACTGAAAAGTACTATCTGTGTATATACAGTTCAAATAATTTCAGAATGGTTGAAGTTTGCAGGAATAAAACCGCCTCGCTCTTGCCATCTAAGCCTACCCAATGCCTTGGCAGGATAACCGGCTATCATTCTGAAAATTTAATAATCTTTAAACCGAGCAAAGACCTCAGATGATTGAGTAAGGCTCATTAAAGGTACGTGGATAGCAACCACAGCTCAGTTTAAAGATTTGAGAGAGTTGACGGCTAAAACCACCATCCGTTAGATATTAGCCCCACCATACGTGCTGCTTAGACAGTACTATACGAATGGTAATGAAACCTGTCATACTTGGCGGACAGGCAAGCGTGGTCTCTCTCAATCTTTTTATGGGTGCCATAGCGTGCTAAAGGCATAAAGGGTGTAGTTTGACGCTATGCATCCACCCATAAAATTTTCCAAATCAACCTAATATCAGCCAATACGATATTGGGTTGGTCATTTAACTCCTTTTTATAAGTTTGCAAATATAATAGGACTCCAAGTTTAGTGTGGGTGTAAGCGGGGGGATGTGTTCCTTTCTGTTAAAATAGCTATATATGCATTTCCCCCGTACTTTTTTAGACTTTACCTCCTAAGCGGAGCAAGTGGATAAGCAATGTCTCCAAGGAAGAACTCGGCAAGCGTATCCTCCGAGTAGTGACTCCCAGCCACTACGACATTCAAGTTGGGAACCTTTAATTTGGGAATTGTGAAGCGAGAAGTCTATATATAACTAGCAAATCCAAAAGTTGTAGGTAAACGTAAGTGCATTAGCCTTCAGAGTCGCCCTCAATGTAAGCCTTCAAGCCTTTTTAGGGTCGCGAGCAAGCAAATCCGAAAAGCACCTTCAATTCCCAATAATTTCTTAATAACAAACAAAAGGAGGTTCATAATGGACCAAATAGAACCAATCGTAATAGAGAAAAACGTTCCGATTCCTAACAAACACCACCGAATGAAAACCAGTGAAACTAAGTATGCGTTCTTGAGTAAGTTAGAAATAGGTGATTCAGTAGAACTCACTCTATTGCAGAAAAAGGGGTATGGGGGAAAACGAAAACGTAATGTTTATACCTATGCTGGATTAGTCAATGCTGTTTATGCTGCTCAAAAAACAATGACACTTGGTAGCTGGAATTCCACAATAAGTAAAAATAAAAAGTTCACTATGCGTACAATTCGTTTAGAAGATACTACTAAAGGACTCCATAGAGTCATGCGTATTTGGAGAATCCGGTAATGTCTGGTCCTAAACTGTCAGAAATACACCAGAAACTAAAAGATTTTGGCGTGACTCTTGATGCAATGTCTAAAATGACAACTAAAGAGGCAGTAAACTTGTTGAATTATAAAAATACTCAAGCTAAAGACAGTATGGACCCGGATGATTTGAGTGCTTTTTATGATTTAAAAGTATGGGATTGGGATGAGGATTTTGAAATAAATATAAATAGCAAAGGAGTAAAACATGACTGAAACATTCATACATATTGGATTATTCATGATGATGGCTGGTGTAATATTACTGCAACTTCTGACTCTATTCAGATTCAGAGGAGTCTACCGTAAGTTAAATTGGTGGAGAAACAAAGCAGTAAAAACTAATAACGAGCTAAAAAATCTTGGAGACAAAATGAATGATGTCATGCGGGCTAAAGGAGGTTCTAGTAATGAACTATCAAATAGTGATAATCCACCCGCGAACGCACAGTGAAAGGCTACTAGGAATCTATGCTACTGAAAAGGCAGCAGAATTTATAAAAAGTAAATTAGAAAGCAGGAATAGAGATGGGTCGGTTGAGTATGTAATTGAACCGACTAAACATTCTTTAAGACCTGAAACTTCACACAAAGTAGACAAATACTTGCTTACTTTATTTGTTAACCAGCCAGCATAGGAGGACTATATTATGGCAAAAGTCAGTGTGATATCGTTCACTAACGGAGGTATCCCTCAGGAAGCTGAAGCAGATACACCGGCTCAAATCGCCGCAACCATGGGAATGGGATTGGAAAATACCAAGATTTATGTAGATGAATCTGCGGTATCAGCTAATCACACTCTTCGTGATGGTGACTTGGTTTCTTTTCAGAAAGCCAAGGTCGAGTCTGGTAGCTAAGCTACTTCGGCAGTGAAACTTGATAAGGGGGCGAAAGCCCCCTGTCTCGTTGCAAAATCAATCTAAAACAACCATAAGGAGAACAGTATGGACACTAACAAAGATATACACGGTAATAAACAGATTGTCATAGATGCCATGAATGAACTGAGTTTTGAGAATTATATTAAATTTATTCCAAAGCCTCCTTTATTAGAGTGGCAAAAAGAATTTGCTAAATCTTCAAAGGAATTAACTGATAAAGAAAAAGATAACATTTTTATTGTATCAGGATTTATCTGTTTAATGAAAAAGTATTATAGAGCATTCTGGAATCCATGGAACATATCTGGAAAAAATAGTAAACTATCATTCAGGGCTGATTATATTGAGTATGCCTATGAAAAGATAGCTTTAGAATTGCCCATGTTTGATGATGATGCGGGTACTGCTATGATAAATAAGGAATATTATGAAACTTGTTATGGTTATCATTTAGCGGAGGATTTTCTAAAAGGGATAGATGAGGTATACTGGTATCTTTCTAGTCTACATCCTATAATAGTTCAAAAGAATAATCTTCTTGAGAGTCGATTTGCTGTAAGATTTGATAATGTTAGTATTCGAGGTTCACACAGAGTAAAGATATGGCCAACCTATATGTGGCCCGGAGGAACTTATTCGAGAAGAACACCGACAGGTAACTTTTATCAGCTTAATCCAGAGGATAATCATTTCTTTGAAACTGAAGTGACTAGTATAACACAAAAAGTCAAGTGGTTATGTAGGAATAAAGCAGTTAAAAGTAAACATTGTAATTTAATAGACGCTATTCATCCTCATATTTCCAATGGTGAACCATGTCTAGGCGGATGGCAATCAAGATTAAATAGAGACAGTGAATTTGGTTTTGCTCAAGTTTTTATGAAAGATTTAAAAGGATATCTCTCCACTTGGACAATAAATAGTCCATTCTGGAATATAAATCGTCAATATAGGCATACCTATCGATTTCCTGTTTTCAAAGGAAGAAGAAATGCTCATTGGGATGTTATAGATTCTATGTATCTGAATATAAATTGGTCTAGAATACGTCTAGAAGACTGGAATCATAATGTCTCACGATTAGCTATGCAAATGAAACATGAAACAGGATTTTATACGGATACATTCTTTGCTAAATATCAGGATTACTTAATTTTGAGGAAAATAAATGACAAAAGAGCTATGGATATTTTGAATGAAATTCATGGTATCAAAGTAAATAATACAGAAGTACATAAACCTTCGGGTAAATTGTTAGATGAGATTGGTTATGGAAAAATTTGGAGGCTACAAAATAACGATTGGTCATTGAAAGAAAATAGACTTCCTCTTTCAAATTGCTACTCTAATCTTAACTTAAGGTTTTCATTTACGGATTTGATACAAAGAACAAAAAGCTGTATAAGGAATTATATAAATCATGACTTAGATATTATTCATTGGACAGAGATTATTGATTTCCAATCGAGTGATGTAAATTATCGTATTATTGCAGAAAAGTTATCTTCTGGTACTCAAGGAAATGTTGATAAAATAAATGAAATATATTTAAAGAATTTTAGGTCTTGTTCTCCTGAAGAATTTGATAAACGTACATTCGAAGAAGATTACCCGTGGGAAAAAGATGATTATTATAATGCACATATCCTAAAAATGCTGAATAATTACAAGTATTTTGAGCGTTTTCTGGATGGCTGGATTAAACAATCATATGAACGGGAAATTGATAGACTAACAAACCTAACAAAGGAGTTCTCTGATGAACTTACAAATTACACAAGCTCTGCTGGACAAAGTGAACTATTTCCTCAGAGCATTTCCAACTAAAGAATGGTCTGGACCAGCATGGTATCTAACATTAGAATCCGATGATGATAATTTCCCATTAGATTTTCAGCTTATTGATTTTCACCCATTAGATTTGGGTGATACAGCTAGTACCGAATGGGATTCGGATGATTTTGCAAAGATACTTAAAAAGAAATACAAAGAAAATATTAAGCTAAAGAAATGTTACATAGGGTTATTGCATTCTCATCATTCAATGGGAGCGTTCTTTTCAGGAACGGATACGGATACTTTAAAAGAAATGGCACCGGAGAAAGGATTTTATCCTAGCTTGGTAGTTTCTACTAAAGCTGATAAGCAGTTTGCATTTGCATTCTCTTATCTTGACCAGTATAAAAATCACCAAGTATTTAAAGGTGATGTTGAAATGACTGGTATACCTGATGCTCCTGAAGAATGGGTTGAGATTGCAGAGGAAATAAAGAAACAGGTTAAGACTACTACTTATGTTCCAGCACGAACCGGATATGGTTATGGACATCAAGAAGTATTTGACTGGGAAAACCAAATCATTTATGAAGATGATGTTCTGCAACAGGGTAAGGATTTGTGGAGTAAATTCAAAAATCCTCAAAATACCATGAACTATCACACGATGACGGACGAAATGGAAAAGATTGGAATTAAAAATCCATACGCTATCTTTGGTGGAACAACATATGGCAGAACAGGATATAGGTATTAGAATGGCTTCTCTAGAAAACAGATTCCTTAGAAATAAGGATTTAATTAATCAAAATCTATTGGATGAGATTACTGTTATAGGTTTGGGTGGCATCGGTTCTACTGTTGTCACCCTTTTAGCCATAATGGGTTGGGATAAGATAATAGGTTGGGATGATGATAAATTAGAAACACATAATTTAAGCAGCACAACTTATCCAACTCGTTTTGTTGGTCTTCCTAAAGTTAAGACAGCTCATGAGATAGTAATTGGTCATTCAGCGGCTCAGACGAAGTTCATATGTGGAGATGGTAAATGGAGTTCCAAAGAAGGAATAGGTCCTAAAGTAATAACTTGTCTAGATAATATGGATACAAGAATGGAAGCTTATGAAACATGGGTTAATGCAGACCATCCAGTAGAAAAATCTAATCAATTCTTCATTGATTTAAGAATGAGTGCCTTAAGTTTAGAAATGATTACTATTACTCATAGACCCGGTGGATTCATAAATCACGAAAATAAAAACTTTGACGAGATATATGAGAGTCATTGGGTTCCAGATAGCCAGATTGAACCAGCTCCGTGTACAATGAAACATACGATATTTGCTAGCAGTATTATAGGTGGATTAGGAGTGAATCAAGTGTTCAATTGTGTTGCGAATAAGCCCTATTATTCTTATATTTGGGCTGGTCTATTGCCGTTAAATCTTGAAAAAGATAATTTAGTAAAAACATATAATGAATGGAGTATAAATGGATATAAAAGTCCGTAATATCTCTACAGATTGGTCAGTAATGCCCGGAGGGTTGACTTGGTACTTTATCGGTCAACCTAAAACGGGTAAAACTACTGCTGCCAGTGGGTGGAGTGAACAAGGTCAAAAAGGTGTCTTATTATTAGATACTGACCTAGGCGTAGACTTTGTAGATGGAGCTAATACAGTAACTGTCGCAAGTCTAAACCCGCCAGAAGAAAATGTATTAGAAAAAGGTGAACAGGTATATAATAAAAAAGGTCAACCCCAAACCAAAATCGTATCGCCAGAAAAACGTGGTTTCTATCATAGAATAGGTAAAAACAAAGGGAAACCAATGGAAGTCTATTCTTTACAAGAAATCTTTATGTGGCTTCACGATGATTGGGATAAACTGAAGTATGATACCGTAGTAATTGATACGATTGACGAAGTAAATGGATGGATTGAAAAGGAAGTAACAAAAGAATTAAATATTGATGCTATGGGTGAGGGACAATGGGGTGCAGACTGGGGTAAAGCAAGACGCAGGAATATTGATATTGTTAAAAGATTTCAAAGTTTCTTAAAAAGTAAAGGAGCAGCCTTAATATTAATAAGTCATTCTAAAAGTACTCAAATTCAGGATAGTAAAGTTCAACTTTCTCCTGATTTGCCAAGAGGATTAGCCTATGCTCTTACTGCAAAAGCTGATGTAATTGGTTATTGTACTGCAGATAAAGATAGCAAAGGATATTATATATCTTTTCAAGCTTATGATGAAAGAACTGTAGGCAGTAGGTTAAAACCTCTTGCACAGAAAACATTAGAACTTAGCTATGAGTCAATTAAAGAACAAATCTCAACCTATGAAAAGGAGAAATCTAATGCCAAGGTTTAGACCGAGTGCAACATCTAACAGTAGTGGAAGCCAATTCGGAGGTTTCATGGAAGGTCAAATAGTTGAATATGTTGACCGTTCGGACGAATTCGATTGGGCAGACATTTTTATAGATGTTGTTTTTAGAGTACCAGTCAGCCAATACCCAGTAAACTATTCTCTCAAAGGAACCTATGATAGAGAAGACAATGGTAACATTAAAAGTTGCTCTTTGTTAAATAGAATATATTATGTATTCGACGCTATTGGTTTCAAGGGTGGTCCCAATGTAAAGGGTGAATGGGAAGATGCTGATGGTATAATCATCCCAAAAATAGACGATTATCTAAACGAAAACCACCTAAAAGACGACGCATTAAACAGTGAAACATATCCATATCATATATATGTATATAAGGAATGGATTGCCGACAAAGGAAAGGCATACACCAGAGTTTGTCCCAAAATCGTTATGAATACGACCAAAGGGATAACTGACTTAAAGTCCTATGTAGCCTTCCTACGGCAGAAAAACATCCTAAAAGAATACACGGGCGAAACTGCTCAAGAGGGGAACACCCCTTCCTCTACGAATCCGTCAGTACCCTTCTGATAGGTTAGTCTGTGTATATTGAGGTGGCAGTCGGCAGTCCACGGAAACGAGGGCTGTTGATTCCCCTTGATACTTTACCCGATTTGATTTACAATGAGGGTGAAAAGCAAGCTGTATACCGTAGCACCTATCTTTATTATGAAGACGCTATGGATTATAGAAAAATCAAGGGGAGTCTCAAGGATTTTCTTGGGATAAGAGGAATAGACTGGATTCCTGTCGATATTGACAAGGGACAGAATACGGATGAATTTACTCTGGATACAACAAGAGGATTTATCTATGAATTAGAGGAATACGGAGCTAAAGAGAGTAATTATTGTATATATTTTAGTGGAACCGGTTATCATGTAATGATTCATAATGATGTTTTCGGTTTTGAGAAAAATAGAAATCTTCCTTATATAGTAAAAGAAACAATGAGAAAAATGTTCGATTATATCGACCCCTCGGTCTATATGAGAACAGCGATGCTTAGATGCGATGCAAGTCTTAATCAAAAAACTGGTTTATATAAAATCCCTCTTGAAAGACAAGAGCTTTTTGGAAAAGATGTAGAATATATTCATAAAATAGCTAAAAATAGGATTCAGACAAGCTGGTTAAACGGTAAAGGCCCTGATTGGGAAGAGAAAGGTGGAGAGGGTGAACTCGAAGAGTATATAAAAACTGACGTTCCTGATATTAGAACTTTAGCAAGTGTAACTGAACCTTCAAAGTATGTTACATGTATGCAAACTGTCTATAAGCTTGGCCCGGTACAGGGTTCTAGGAATAATACTATTTTAAGGCTAGCAGCCCACTATAGAAAGTCTGGTTTAACATCAGACGCTGCTAAAGCTGCAATCTTGCATTGGAATAACAAAGCTTTAGATGAACAGCTTGTTCTAAAAAAGATAGAGGATACTTACAACAGAGGCTATGTATACAAATGTAATGATGTTATCATGGCTGCTAATTGTAATCCAAAGTGTGTCTATTATAAAAACAAAGACTATACTATTGATGTTTTACAAGCAGTTGATTTACAAAAGTCTTTAGAGCAAAGAATGGAAACTAACTTTTCAGGAAGAACTGTTCAGTTAACTAAACTACTTGGATTACCAGAGAATATAGATTGTGATATATATCCGGGCGAACTAGTAACAATTTTTGGAGCAACAGGTTCTTCAAAGACTACTCTGGCTCAAAATATAGCGTTGGGATATGATGTTAAAAATGACATTATAGACCCAACATTACAGATTCCAACCCTGTTCCTATCTCTTGAGTTATCAGAATGGTATATGCATCGGAGACATCTTCAGATATTGAGTGACAAATCTAAAAAAGATATAATGAAATACTGGAAAGAGTTGTGGCAATTTCATAAGACTGAACTAAATCATATTAATGTGACTACTGTTAGTCCCAGCGTAGAACAAATAGCTGAAATGATACGAAAAACTGACCCTAGACTTGTTATCATAGATTACATTGACCTTGTTGAACCACCCAAACACATTCGTGGAGAATATGAATCCATAAGATATATTTCTCATCATTTAAGTAATATGGCTATTAACATGGATTTAATAATAATCCAGATTTCTCAAATCAGCCGTTCTTATTCAAGAGAACAAATTATGGACATGTATGCAGGAAAAGGAAGTGGTGCCATAGAAAATGCATCCCGGAAAGTTCTTGGAATCACTGGGGATGCAAAACAAAGCATTAAAAAATTGGAGCTATTCAAGAATAGTGATGGTGATTTATTTAAAGACCATTATCTAGAATGGACTCCATCTTTCCGATTAAAAAAAGCTAATGGAGGACAAAATGCCAATGCTAGCTAAACGAACAACAAGAGATATTGTCGGTGACTATATTGACAATGAAAATAGAATGGAATATCTTGTAAAAAGTAAAGACCATTTAGACAAAGATGATATTACTAGATATGATGAAGTAAAAACTGAGCTACAAAAAGAAGTTCGTATAAAAATTAAACGGGTTGACAGTGTTGTTCTAGAAGTAAAAAGGAAAGAACATCTTATTGATGCCGAAGTTGATGCTTTAAAGGAAGAAATTGAAAGATTAAAGATGAGAAGACGGTCTATAGGAAAATTCAAAGACTTTGTAAATAAATTCTTACTTCCTATGGTAATAGAAGAAGTTGGTAATGCAGATGGTGTATGGGAAACGGATATTGCAAGATATAAACTTTATGAAACTTATGGGTCAGTCGATGTAGATACAACAACTGTTTCTAAAGACTTTATAAAGGTTGAAATAAAGGAGAGTATTGATAGGGTAAAAGCTCGTAATGCAGCAATATCAGCAGATAGAGCTGGTAAATCTATGCCAGAAGGAATTCAAATTAGGAAAGTAAAGAGGGTTAGAAGGTCATGAGTGAAGAAAAATTTAACCATTGGTTTAATGTTATAGGTGTAAAAGGAGGATTCCTTATAAACCTGTTAACTTTTATTAGACTTGGTTTTCAACAATCTTATGACGAAGGAGGAGGATTCGTTCTATTTAGTATCGGATTCTATAAGTTAAGCATATCTTTACAACTTGGAGTAGACAACTAATGAGGTTTAGAACAAATGAGAGGCATATGACTCAAGAAGAAAATATTGAAAATCTACTCCTAAGAGGAGATTCAATTACACCGATTGAGGCTTTACATAGATTTGGCATATTTAGACTGGCTGCAATTGTCCATACTCTTAGGCAAAAAGGCCTAAAGATAACTACGACAATGATAGATGCGTCAACAAATCGAAAATTCGCTGAATATAAAATGATGTCTGAATGATAGAAAAGGAACGATTTAAGCTTGTGCTTTTTCCAATACACAAAACATTTTGGGAAAGAGTACACAAGAAACTTTTAAGAAAAATTTCAACATTAAAAAGTTCTTTAAAGCGGAGGTCACATGAGCATGGTGTTGTATTTGATATTTCCAGTAAAGATTTAAAGGAATTGTTCCTTATGTTTTACGGAAAAGAATGTCGCTATTGCGATAAAGTTCTGAGAATCAATACTATAGTCTGTGACCATATCGTTCCTTTATCCAAAGGAGGAGACTCTACTAAAGAAAATCTACAGCTAATTTGTAGAAGTTGTAATAGTAGAAAAGGACCTCTAAAAGAAGAGGACTTCTTAAAGATTGTAAAATGGATTTCAAAGCAATCTATGGAAGTCAAAGATTATCTTTTACGAAAACTAGCAAAAGGAGGAAGATACTGATGTCAATGAATATTTCAATCGACAAAAATGCTGAAGTTTCAGTACATTATCACGGAAAAATGGTTATACCAAAGATAGGAGATTATCAAGTTTATAGATGGGAAATTTCATATTCGGATACTCCCGCTTATCTTGTACCGCGAGAAGTCACATGGGATTCAATACCGCCAAATAACAGCAGAACAAAAGGCGAAAAACGAATCAAGGACTTAACACTAAAATTATGGCAAAAAGACTATGAGTATCGACACCAGTAATGAAAATGGAATGTCTAGCGAACGCCATATAGCAAATGAGCTATTGGACGTTCTGGAAAACTTTCTTCGTGATAAGGGAGTTACTCTACCAAGCGAGGAAAAGAACGAATATGACGATGATACAGCCATACTGTTTGGCTCCGATTACTACACACTCGAGGACAAGTTCACACAGATTCTGAAACTCAAGTCACATTAACTAACGAGAAAGGACAATAAAATGAACAAGGAGAAAAAAGAAAATGATTCCAAATCAAAAAATCATTGATTTAATCAAGACCAGGCTTGAAGGCGGAGCTCAGAAATATGGAGAAGAGCTTAAACCTGATGATGGCAGAGATTGGATTAAAGAGAGTATAGAAGAGTTACTTGATGCTTGTGTCTATCTCTCTGCTAAATTATTATTAATTAAAGAACATGAAGAAATTTCGATTACTTTACCTGTTAATCCTGACGAAGTAGAAATGTTATATAAAGCTCTGGATGCTTATAGTGCCTCAAGATATATTGAAGGTGAAAATAAAACGTCTAAAAAGTTTCGAGATTTAGCATCAAAAATTGCTATCGCTGGGAAAATAGATAAAAAATAAATTTAGGGCAGTAGAACTTGAATCAATAACAAAATTATTCTATTGATGAAAGCTGGCAAGTACACGTAATTGCTGGGTTGGCAAACTGACTGCCCTAATATTTTAAACTTTCCATGAAAGGATATAACCAATGAAAGTAACCAATTGTTGTGGAGCACTATTTTTAGAACCCGGATATCCAGATAGTGATATCTGTTGTTTTTGTAAAGAACATGCTGATGCAATTGAAGAGGAAGAACCTAAAAAGGTTAAAGTTCCCGATATTCATCGTCGAGGCTATTTAATTAAGAAAGAATTCAAAAATACTTGTGATGAAATAAAAAGTCTTAAAAAGGATATACTAAAAATGATTGATGCAATTGAAAAAAATGAAATGCATATACAACAGTTAAACTGGAAAATTAAAAATCATGAACATGAAAAGTAATACGATGATATTAGTAAAGCTTTATAAATTCGGTAAAGAGCATTTAGGTGGAGGTGACAGACCCGTAAGTCAGCCGAACTCTACAAAGACCTGAGCCAAGTAATAAGGGAGGCTAATCCCTCCCTATGCTCTTTATTTAAAAATATTTATCTTAGACAGGACTCAGTCCTTGGATAAGCCTACCATGACAGTCACATTCGAATGGGTGTGACAGTTTTTTCTCTGTACGATTATAGTCAATCGTAATCTCTTCATTCTTAGCTATAGCTCTTGTTGGTACTAGGACTATATCACCAGTTCCATTCAGGGGTAAAACTCTGGTATTCGGATTACAGTTGTGATTTATAAACCTTCCAATCTTGTCTTCAAAGTGTTTCTCTCTGAACTGAATTGAGGTTCTTGTCGGTTTTTCTATATATACTGGAGCAAACTTATAAACAAATGGCATTGACTTGGTAAGACCGAGACAGCCATCTATAGAATATACACCTTTTATTCCGTCCTCATCCTCTTGGACTATCAATTCCACCTAGTCTTCCATTAGAGTACTTGCTAATTGCAAAGCTCCCCATCCCAACAGACCAACGCTACCTCCAGCTAATGCTGGAAATAGGTCATCTCTATCAGGCACTTTCTTCTTCCTCTTCTTCTTCTGGTTTAAAAGCAGACTTCAAATGTTTTGCAAACTGAATATAGGGAATACCAGTCAACTTAGACACACCATAAACAGGATTATCTATTACTCCGCCCGGGCCGGCTATATCCTTAGCAAGTCTTCCAAATGGAAACATAGTCCAGACATAATAATTAGAAAGTTTCGTATAGTCATCAGTGACCATACCTTTAAAAAGCGGAGGAAGTAGTCTTGCAATAGGAGGCGTCGCCATTTGTAAAGGCTGAAATGGATAAGGATAAGCCCCAAAGAAAGCTCTTTCTCTTTCCTTGTCGTCACCATATAACAAGTCAGCTGTATCTTGGAACCAATTCCATGGAGCTGGTAAAGCATTCTCAAACAGAGAATACATAAATATACTTGCCATTCCAGTGACAAAGAAGTCATGAGTGGCTAATCTTTGGAATCTTTTAAACTCAGGAGTTCCCTCTCTCCAACCTCTAACTTCTGCCTCACGTAAAACCTGATTTCTAAATCTTACACTATTCCAAGCCCATAATTGAAACCTTGTAAGTACCTTACCCAGAGCAGTCCTTGCAAAAGCCGGTCTAAAAGGAGCTGAATACAGAAATTGAGTAGCTTTAACACCTTTTTTAGCCATCTCAACTAGAAAAGGGTCGTTAAAATCGGTTATAGCACCCCCAAATTTCTCTTTTGCCTGTAAATAGTGGGCTACAAAGGCATCTCTACGCAAAATTCTTTCAGGGACACGCATAAAAGAAGCGGCTACTTGAAATGCTTTATCAGTTAAACGATGCTTCTTAGCTAATTCATACAGAGTGCTATCATCCATATTAGGGTCTTTCCTAATCTTAGCCATGGCATCCTCAAAGAAACGATTCCATTTCTCTCCTTTAACTTGAGGGTTAATATCGGCCTCATAACGTAGAAACTCTTCAATAACACCATGTGATGTAACCCAGTCCTCTACATCCTGCATCCGATTCCACTTAGGATTGACTGTATTAGATAAATATTCAATCTTTCTAGCGTTCCTAAAGTTCTCCCAACCAGTATTTATTATAGTCATGGAAGTACCACCATAAAAGTTAGCTATTGAGCTCTTAGGATGGGCAAGTAATGTAGCCAGTTGGTACTTTGCTTCAAGGTTAGTCCAAGCAGAAAGGTCTTTATAGCCATAGCCTCTTAATTCTTTGGGTAAATTCCTCTGTCTTACCCCAAGCTTAGAAGCTATGTTATTTACCCTGTCTAAGACATTACTATCAGCCAACCATGCATAGGGTGTGCCTTTAAGCTTCATTTTTGGGTCATTAAGGACCTTTTCTGGTATTTGGCTGGGATAACCCATACTATCTTGAACATAGAGCCTAAGGAAGTTTCTCCATGAATTAGTAAGCTTTTTGTCTTTTTTAGACCTGAAGTAAAAATCCTGTGACCAATCGTTAATTAATGAGCGGGATGCTATCTGTGAAGTAATACGATAAAAAGTGTCACTTATATTTTTCATATAAAATTCATAGGCTTCTGGGTCAATATCCCATCCGGGTATTGGGTCTTTCGAACGACTATACTGGTTCCCTACTTTCATTTCAGACTTATACCATTGTATATATTCCTTGGAAGCAGTCTTTCTATCGGCTATAGCACTTAAATGGTCACCTATTTCATCCCAGCGGTCACCCATCTCATCTTTTGAAACCCAGTCACCAGTCATCTGCTTATAATGATGGATAAGTTTCTGGACTTTGATTTCTCTATCTCTACTTTCAAGAGACCTATCATCAAGAGTATTCTCTAATGCTTCAAGAAGTCTTTTTCTTGCTTGACCACGGTCAAAGTTCACATGGGGAAAATAAAAATTAGGATTCAACTCACCAGTCTCACCTATCTTTAGATTTTCTCTTAAAGCTTTCTGTGCTTCTTCCCTTCCAGCTTCAGGAACTTGAGAGATTAAGATTCTTTTTGCAATCCTATTAAGTCCATCAATACCAAGTTCTATATCCATGGGTTCGTTTTTACGTGCTGCTTCTCTTAAGTCTTCCAAGAATCTATTCTTTAATCTTACAAGACCTGCATGCGTACCATCATCCATATCAAGATAAAAATTAATCTTTTCTTCATCACCAACAAGCCATTTATGCACCTTTTTATTCTGTTCAGTAATAATATCATTTATATTAGCAACAATTTTACGACCTGTCATCTTATCTTTTGTTCCATCAGGAAGGATTATACCAAATTCTTTATCTTTTAACGACTCCCAGTCCTGTTTTAATGCTTCATCCTTAAGATACTTACCATAATCAAACTGCTCATTACCAAAGCCAGCTTCTTCTCTTATCCTCACAGCCATCCTATATAAAGCTCTGCCCTCGGGTATACTGTCTACATAGGGTCTCAATGTTTCTTTCAGTTTTTTCTTCTCTGACTGTTCAATATTAATAGCATTCTCTTGAGAAGAGTAAACACCCCTCTGCAACATATCTACTACACCAGTAGCTCTTAAAGCTGGGCCTATCTGTTCATTACCATCCTTATCAATATAGGGTCTTCTAACATCCATAAGCTCAAGTTCGTATCTCATCATGTCCCTATTGATTGCTTCAGGAAACATATGATGATATCTTTTCTTAATCTCTGGTGACTTTGATAAGACTTTATCAAACATTCTTTGATACCAAGTACCAGTCCGTACCTGTTTAAAATATCTATCCATAGTTCTCCAGTCTTCAAGATTCATGGAATTCAAATCTTTACCTACAACATCCCTTACTATACCCTGTAAGTTTTTTCCAACTTTGTTCTGGTAATGCTCAAGATGACTCTTCATAGAGTAATATACTTCTTTAGACTCTCCTTTAAGCTCTCCATCATGCAAGCCTTCAAAAGGCTTAACCTCATCAAGATATTGCTGTGTCATCTTATCCTGTTCTGGAGTTTCTAAAATAGAGCCCTCAACTGTGTTACCATTTTCATCAACTATTGGCCTATCTTTTTCAGCTACCTTTGATTCACCAATGACTGTTGACTTTACTTTGGGGTCTATAGCAGAAGACTTATTCCATAGAGTCTTATATTCTTTCATATAATCAGCCAGAACAGCCCTATCGACTGCATTACTTGCAAAGCCTAATCTGGAGACAGTAGTATTTTCCTTAAATTTCTTTAACTTCTGATATTCCTGTTCAAATAATTCAGACCTGCCTTCTTTAGGCAGAGTAGCATCAATCTGTTCAATTGCCTTATGAAAACCACGATTAACACTACCTAATAGCAAAGCATCCATAAATGCCGACTCCTGTGGAGTTAAATTTTTATTCCGTTTGTATTCTACAATCTGATTATCAATCTCAGTCTGAGAAAATAACTGTTCAGCGGGAACGTCTTCAGCTCCTAATCCTCTTCGAATATTTCGGAGCAATTGTTTCTCTTCTGGATTTAGCTTCATATCCTCTATACTTTGTCTGCCAGCCATCTTTCTTGACATAAGATAACTACGTCTTTTAAGTTCTTCCACTTTGAGGATAATATCTTCCACAATGGCTTTACTCGGTATAGCATCGCCATATCTTTTTAAGAGATTCATGCTTGCTATATCAGAAATATCATTTACTACAAAATCTTCTGCTTGTTTCAGGATATGGTTAAGAACATACCTTCTGTAACCCGGCTCCTGTATATTTTTAATCATGTATTGGTTACGATTCATTATCCCGAATATAAATCTACCCTTGTCTTTACCCTTAGTATATCTTATTTGCAAAGCTTTGTTAACTTTATTCCATTCGGGTAAATTAGGATTTGTAGCCTTACTCATTCCTTCTTCAGTATTTAGTTTATGTTCAATAATAAAATCTGTAAACCATCCCTGCCTAACAAACATACTCTTTCTTCCAAGAATATCTTTTAACCATCTAAATCGGTCGCTTTTAACTGCTTCTTCATGGGATTGATACATCTCAGACAGTTTATTAAAGTTGACTCTGTTAAATATTCCATCTGAATAATCAACCCCGTTTAAAGAATGGGCAAGCTTTGAAAGCATATTATTCCTACCAAAAGCATCAATCTTTTCTCCCGCTCTCAGAGCTTCCTGTACCTCATAAAATTGCCACCTTCTGTTCTCCATAACATTCTTACCATAGAGTTTGCTATTGATATCAGACATTATCTTGACAATACCAGTTCTTCTGTTTTTATTAAATGACCCTATGGTATGGTTATTATAACTATTGGTAAGGTCTTTAATAATCTCACCAGTACGGGGGTCGTAGACTTCCCATTTAAAAAGATGCCTAGCTAATTCATCAAAGAATACATTCCTGTTTTTTAAGCCCCCTTCATCCATAGGGTCAGACGCAAAGCTGATAGCAGCCCTTGCTTTCTCTCTAAAGAGTTTCATATTCTCAGCATCCATTAAAGGAGTCATTCTAACTTTGATAGCTCCTTCAGCTTGATATGACGGAAGTTCAGTTTCAGTCTTACCAGATAACACAGCATCTAACTTAGTACGCCAATTAGGATTAGAAAGATTTATAACTGGTATTCCTCTTCTTGAGGCAAGTTCTATAGCCTGACCAGTTCCACCAGTCTTAAAGGTTCTTTGTGTATAACTCTCTTCTCCTCCTTTAGTCCAGACTACAGCAAAGTCAGAAGGTAATCCTAAGTCCTTTCCAAATACTTGAAAAGTATTACGAGCCATTAAGTTTTTTACGTAATCACTTTTTAAATTTCCCCATGCTGGATGTACTTCTTGTGCTATTGCTCTTGCACGGTCATTAGCATCAGATGCTTTATAAACTTCTTTTTTTCTTGCACCAGCCCTAAAAGCAGCATCAGAACCTTTAGCATCTCCTGTTCTTAAAGTATATCCTGCTTTTTCCAATTCCCTTGCAAGAGCAGCCATTTCACTTCTTACTTCCTTAGGAACATCTCTAGAGCCTACGCCAGTATAAAACATTGTTGGAGTATTACCTTTAACAGGTAAACTGCTCATTAAAGGTTTTGCAGGGTCATCTACTGGGACAGGTCTAATACCTTCACTAGGAGTAACAGTCAATCCTTTCATTGAAGTTTCATAATCAAAGAACCCATCTTTACTTCCTCTAATAGCAGACCATGCTGCATTAAGCGTAGCACGGTTAACAACAGTAGGGCCTAAACTATGTCTCCCAACAAAGGCAGCTTCGGATATATTAAGTCTAGTATGAGGAGAATACTGATGAAAGGCATCACCAAATTCTTCTCCCTTAGCATCCATTCCATGAACAAATGTTTCTCGATACTTATCCTTTAATTGGTCAGAGGTTAACCCTTCTCCTTCGTTCTTATTACTATGGTATAAATCTTTCCATGCTTTTTTAAAGCCATAATTTTCAGAACCAAAGAATCCAAAGGCTTTATCACCATCAAGGTCGGCACCACCAAGAGCATCCATTGTCCTAGGATGCAACAAAACTCCATAACCACGAACACCAGTAAATCCTCCAAAGTTCAGAATATGTGAACCGCTAATACTGTCCATAGGGACACGAGTTAAGGCAGTCCTTAATACTTCTCTTACTTTCTCTTGGGAAGCTCCATATCCTTCTCCATTAAATTGATTCCAGACATCCTCAAGTCGTTTACCTTTTCCACCCCAGACTGTAGAATAAAGTTCAAAATCCTTAAATCCCTCATCAAGAAAGAATAAATTTTCTCCACTAATAATATCTGGTTCAGTAATTTCATATATTTTATACTTATCACCTATTACTTTTTCAACTTTATAAGCTCCCTTTACACCTTTTCTCCCAACTATACCTCCACCACTAATTATATTATCGAGATGAACAGTTCCACTTACATTATTTCTAACAGGAACATCTGTTTCATTAAAAACAGCCCTATCTGTTTTTTTAGCTTTTGTTACTCTTTTAAACATTAAATCTGCTACATTAACAGCAGCCTTATCTCTTATAACTGGGTCTAAACCACCTTTTAAGGTAGAGGTTGGCCCTTCTGGGTCAGTTCTATTTTGTAATTCAATATCATAAGGACGCATTCTTGAAGAGAAACTATTACCAACCTTAGGCTTGGTAAGCCTCTTAACAACATAATTCCTTGTGCTGTTCATTCTGTAGTCTCTTCCATACTTATGAAAGATACCAGCTAAGCTATCAGGACTATACTGCATAAGCTTTTCATGAACCTTTAACTGTTCAGCAACTTCATTCCGATAGAGGTCAGCATCTTCAAACCGCATTTCGCCTTCTTCAACCAGAGTTGCTATAAAAGAATCATTAGCCCTTTGAATCTTGTTATAAGCCATATTAGCAAATCTTTCATTGCCCGGAGATTTCATAGCCTCTATAAGCGTGGGAACACCAATATCTTCAAACCCCTTTTCAAGTTCCCCCATTAAATAGTTATTCTTTTTTGGGTCAGCCATTAATAAATGTGCTTTCCTATTCATCTCTGCGTCCCCTTCAAAACCTCTCCCAGAAAGAGTATCGTACATATCATCTATAACTTCACGATTTCGTGCCACTATCTCATCACGTTCTTTTCCTTCCGGAACTTGCATAGTACTGTAAGTATAAGGAGTTAGATTAGACTGCATCTGTTTAGGAAGAGTTACATCTCTGAGAGTATGCTCATCGTTCTTTTCAGAGAAGACTCCTTTAAAGTCGAAAGAATGAACCTTATAGGTATCCGTTTCTTTTTTAGTCCCCTCTAAGGCTATACCACCATCTTTCCAAGTTAATCTTCCAAGAGTTCTGTGGGGCTTACCATCTTTAACTCGGAGTTCGCCTCTTGTACCCAGCTGCTTCGCTGCTGACCTTGGAACTATCATATGAACATTATGTTTTTCCATCCAGAGCTGTATATTCTTAGGAGCTGAGTGAATCATATATTTACCAAGCAAAGCTCCATGCTTTGAATTCGGAGAAACCATAAAGGACTTTACAGTACCGCCCTTATCTGGCAAACCATAATCAGCGTTCATAGCATCGATTACATCTGGATGCCCAATAATTGCACCATCGCTATAAAGTTTCTCATCAAAGTCCTCTACTATCTTAATATTATAATTTCCTTCTCTATCCAATGGAACTTTGGAGTCGACTAATCTTGCATTTATAAAGTCAGGGTTTGAGGATATACCCGTGGTAAGCCATATCTGAGAACGCTTGTTTAAATCTTTAGCATCATTTATAAAACCAACATCCAATACCTTACTAAGCCCAGCTCTATTAATCTGTAATCCGTTCATATTGACTTCATAAAACATATTAGATACAAAGGCTTTATCAAAAATCTCACCCATACGAGCCAATTCTTTTCCATCATCAGCTGAATACTCTTTCATCCAATTGCCTTTTGCTCGACTATACATCCTATTAAAATCAGCATTGCTTATTCTTTCACCATTCTTCATTATGCCTTTAGCAGCATACAAATCTCTTATAAGATTAAGGTTTTTATTAACTGCTTCAGGAGTATTTCCAACCCTAGGATGATATCTTACATAATAATGACGAGCAGCATCTCCTCTTCCTCCGAAATAATAGAAACCTCCTTCTTTAGCATCCATATTCAGCATATTATCCCTATTAAAGGCAGCTTTCTTTGCATCGACTGCCTGCCAGAACATTTGCCTATCTTCCCAATTACCACTCTCAGAGAGTTCTTTCATTTGCGGGTCTCTTTGGAGTTCCCTACGGAAATGCTTATCAAGGTCAGTTAATGGAACTTCTTCAATCCCTCTATTTCCTTTGAATATCGCATGGTCTAATACCATATAAGCTGAATTAGTAGTCCCAGATTCTTCCTGATAAACCTTATCTATAATCTTTGGTTCTTCATACAAAGCTTTTCTATTACCAGCAAGATTAGTAGGAACAAGACCAGCTCCTGATTTGTCTTCAAGAATGGGGTCTATTCTTCCATTATGCCAAGTGAGTAAAGGAACTCTTTTTTCTTTGAGCCTTCTATTGCCAAGACTTCTCCAGAAGATAGCCTCATTATAATCTAACTTTCTTCCATATGTCTCATTGATATAATTAACCATATCATCTGAAGGATTTACATTGTCTACCCTACCCCTTTCAATCATGCTTTCCCAAGTTTGTTCAAGGTCACCAGCTATCTCAGCTATCTTCTGAGACTTTGATGGTGCCTTTTCATAAATGTCCTCAAAGGTTCTTCTAACATAATTTTCTGTTTGATAAGAAAAACTGGGTATTTCTACAAGTTCAGAGCCAGTATCAAGATTTTCCTGTCCCTCTACTGTAGAAGAACCACGCTCCGTTTCGGCAGTTCTTTCCTTATTAACCTCTGCAGCCTCTTTGCTCTCATCAGTTTCAGCCATTGGTCCAGCAGTTGCCCTTGCTCTTGCTTCGACCTCATTAGCATAGTTTTCAGCATATTCCTGTTGCTGTTCAACGTCAACTCCTTGGTCTTTTGCTAGTTTATAACCTATGGCAAGATTTTCTTCACGAGTCCCAAATGTCTTTATAGACTTTTCTTTCGCATACTTCTGGGTCTTGGCATCTAAATCTTCCCATCCTTTTACAATCTCTGGGTCAGTCTTTCTTTGCTCAACCATCTTATTAAGATGCTTCCCAGCTGCTCTTCTATGATAGGGCATCTCTTTCCATCCAAAATAAGCACCCAATAGATATTCATAGACTTGTTCTGGAGTTGTAGCTCCTTGAGCTGTAGCAGGAAGACCCATATACATACTCGACGATAATCCTCTTAGGATTTTATTAGCAGTCTCACTATCTGTTTTTATTATATTACCAATACCTCTAAAGACAGCACCAGTCTTAGCACCACCAACAAAAGACCTCATCATTTCATCGACACCACCCTGCCAACTTGAGACACTACTTGCAACACCAAGATGAAAACTTCCCTCTACGATGTCTTTTACGAGTGGTTTACTTAAAAAAGTTGCTGCAGAACCAACAGCACCTGCCCGGGCAATTACAGCACCTTTCAGGGCTGGGCCAACTATTTTACTAGCCTTTTCAGTTGCTAGTTTAGCTGCCCACATAGGCACAGAACGACCCTTTGCTTTCTTAGCCGCAGCAGCAAGAGTTTTTAAACCTAATAGTTTAAATGGAGCCGCTGGTATATAACCTACAAAACCAGCAAGATGACCTATATTCCTTGCTATAGCCTCATATTCGTCCCTTGGCTTATCTTTAAAAACATTGAATGTAGTCCAACCCTCAGTAAAACCACTGCCAAGTTGGGATATTAGACCGCCTATACGTCCTTGATGACGACTTTCATCAGTTGCAAAGGGTACATTATAGTACCTTGCATGATTTTTAAGGGTTTCTACGTCCTTGTCAGAGAACGAATCTGGGGATTGTTTATATTGAGCTAAAGCCTTGGAAAGCTCTTGCTCTGGTATATATGGATTAAATTGTGGTAATAAAGGCACATTTATTCAGCTAAAATATTGTAAATATCGTATAAATCTTTTGCAAGCATAGCTGCACTAACCCCTGTCAAGACACCACCAGAGACTAAACCTCCAGCAGTCCCAAGTATAGCTTTTCCTCCCACACTCAAAGCAAGTTTAAAACCGCCTTTTTGTGCTATCTTTTTCAAAGCCCAAGTCATGCCATTCTTTTGAATCTTGTTCTTAATTTTAGAAAGCATAGCTATCTGACCAGAGCCCATGCCAGCCTGAGTTCCTAAAGTTTCAATAGCTTCGTTCGTTAATTTTGCACCCTTGGTCTCATCTCCAAGTAACATTCTGGTAGGCATAGCAGCTATTTCACCCATAAACTGACCGCGAAGTCCTGTCATGGCTGCAGCACCCGTTCCCTGAGGAACACCTCTAGGAGTAAAGCCTTTGCCTTTACTTCTATAAAGTTTCTTTTTATCTGCAACAACTTTTTGTTGTGCTGATAATTTCTTTTTAGCTTTGTCAATCTTTTGTTTATTAGAAGATAAATCAGATTTGAATTTATTTCTTTTCGATTGTAATTCTTTTAGTTTGTCTTGATTAACCTTAGTACCAGCTTTTTCAAGACTTTCTAATCTTTTTAATTCAACTCCTCCGTCTGCACTTTTATTCCAAGCATTATACTTCATTTGAAGGGATGGACTGGCCTTTGTCCCTTTTATTATTTTACCTGTATCGGGATTGAATCCAAGAGCCCTAGCTTCCTGACGCAATGTCTTTAACTTATTAGTCTCCACCTTAAAAGCTCTTAAATTTCCGCCAGACGCTCCGTAAACAGATTTAAAAGGTGCAGCCACAGCCCCTCTTATTGTAGGACTTAGTCCTGCGGCTGTTAAACCAGCAGTAACAGTTGTTCCTATTACAGCAGGCGATAAAGCTTTATCTGATAATTCAGTATCAGTAGGTCCTGTGTTAAACATTCCTTCCCAGAAAGTTTCATAGCCCGGAGTATAAGCATCCCATTTAGCTTGTTCTAATGAAAGTTGAAGCTGTTCTTTAGCTGGTTGACTTATGTCTTTATAATAGTCTCTAAATACTTCTCCACCCTCATCTCTTACAGCAAGATTAAACTCCTTTTCAGTCATCCTATTGGACTGAACATCCGCCCACATCTCATTGATAATTTTACTATCTTCCTTTTTCTTTGCTGCCCCCCAGACTTGTTCAAAAGATTCTCTATTGGCTACACCTCCTGCAGTTTTAGCATCTCTCTGATACTTTGTCCAAGCAGCACTTTTCAAAGTTGAGGTGAATCTTCTCTTCTCTAATTCGGACTTGTTAAATTTTCCTCCTTGAAGGATATCATCTGGATTGAAATGTGAAGCATCATCTCCCATAGCGAAAATCTCATTCTGCATCTTAGCTAATACTTCACCAGAGATAGCTTCAGTCTCAGCTCTTTCAGCACGCTTCATCTCCATAGCCTGCTTCTTTAATTCATAAGCTTTTGCAAATGGATTTGGAACGGGTTGATACTGATGAGCTTGAAGATTCTGATATCTACTAGCATCAACCGTCAAACCCCCTTGTGCTGGTGCTCCGGGTGGATTATAAAAAGCCATTATTATCTCCTACGTTCTCTCCATTGTCTCTGTAAAATATCAGGAATCCAACCTTCATCTCCTTGTATCCAGTTCCCATAACTTCCAAGAACTGTTCCTGCACTTTCTCTAATGGACGGGTCAAAGTCTTCTGGGGTAGCTGCTCCACCGGGGATATACTTATCGCCTGTGCCATATATTCCACCTCTTGCTCCGCCTCTAATAGCTTCTTCTCCAGCACCTATTCCGCTTCGTTCTTCACTATAATCACCCCTCGGACCCATATCATCTCCAAAGTGAGCCTGTTGCACGCTACGCATTGCAGCTACTGTTTTTGCACCAACCATTCCATCTACTTTTAATTGTTCGCCTTTAGCATCAACATATCCACCTGCATTCAGATTTCTCTGCATTTCCTTAACTTCATCAGAGGTCCATTCTGCTAATGGTTTTCCACTAGGGCCAAGACTCATTCTACCTGCAGCTCTTTGCTGAGCAGCATATTGATTAGCATATCTTGCCTGACCCGGGTTTACAATATCATATTCACCATACTGTCCCTGTTCATTTAATCTTCCAGAAACTCTTTCAAGTTGCTCCTGTCGAGTAGCTCTTCCTCTACTTATTCTACGGGCTCTTTGTCTATCAACCTTTTCTTGTTCAGATAAGCCAAAACCAAGTTTTTTACCCATACTTTTCCAAGTTCCTGCTGGAACTCCTACGTTTTTTCCTAAATACCAATTATCTTGTGCCATTTTTTTCTCCTTTTAATTTTTAGCCACTACCAATAGAACTGCCCATTGTATAACCTAGTTGTGCTCCTGCTGGACCCCCTAATAAGAATCCTCCTATTCCTCCTACGACTCCACCAAGTAGTCCACCTCTTTTTGCAGCTTCAGCTTTTTTTCTAGCAGCTTCAGCCTGTAACCAACTAGCTTGGTTAGCAGCATTAGTCTGCATTTGTACATTCTGAGACTGATTAGCCTGACTCATCATAGCTCCTAATGAACCGAGTGCATTTCCTTGTCCTGCCATTCCTTGCATTCCTATCTGACCGAAGCCCTGTGCCTGTCCGGTCATTGTTGAACCAGCTTGTAAACCATATTGTTGAATTCCAAGAAGACCTTGTCTAGATTGCTCTCCTAAAGTACTTGCAGTTTTTTGACCTAATATACCAGACAAACCACCACCGCCCATACCACGAGCGGCTAATGCTTGATTCTGTCCTCTCATTTGCTGGCTACCAATATCGCCAAGTTGTTGTCCCTGCTGCTGTCTCATTGCTTGGAGTATAGGACTATCTCCCTGCATAAGTCCCATACCCTGATTAAACAATTGACTTTGCATGCCAAATTGTTGACCAGCACGTCTACCATATTGACTAGCTAGAGCACCAAATTCTCCAGTAGGCATACCCTGAAGCATATTCTCTCGAACAGAATTTGGGTCAAGATAACCCCACTGTGAACCACCGCGTGGACTAGGCATAACTTTTTATTCCTTTTTGTAAAACATAGGGTTCTAGGGACAATTTAAAAATATTTTGCTTTATAACCAAGACTTACTAATCCTTTTCTCTAAATTTAAAACCAACATCTACAGTCTCTGCACCCCCGGAAAGACTGACATTATCAACATTCCTAATCCAGCCCTCATCCGTTTTTGCTTCAAGGAAGTATTTCTTATTTGCATCCTTTATTACCCTTAAATCTCCAGTTTTTCCACTAAATGATTCTTTCTTTTTACTTGTACCGCCCTGATTAACTGCATTTATAAGTTCATTCATATCATCATATATTTTACTAAAAACCCTATTTAATTCTGAATCTTTAGTTACTGGTGCTCTTTTCTTTGATATTGCCATTATCTTATTGGTCTCCTTCTAAATATAGTTCCAATAGCATCTACTGTATTTGCCTCGGCTGTAATTTTATACTGTAACCATTTAGCTCTTGAAGCTGCACCTTTTAGTGTATAAACATATCCAGTGCTTCCGTCTATAGCCCCACTATTAGTAGGGGTCCCTTCAGAACTAACAAAAGTATCAATACGAGCACTCGTGCTACCAGCAATCCTAGTTCTTTTAAAAACCTTAGTCTGAGTATCCGCTCCCATTGTAAGCTTTTTACTATACCAATCCCAATTTCTATATGTAGAAGCATGCCCTAGATAATGTTTTAGATTTGTACCGTCACTTATAAACATTTCTCCATTTTTACCAGAAAGAGTACCTAAAGGTTCTGTGGTTCCAAACATTTCCCACAAATCCCATCTTCTACGAGCAATATTAAAAACCCAAGCATAATAATTACTTGAATATTTAAACATAACCACAAAACTATTTCTTTCTGCATCAAAGACTATTTTAGAAGTCCATGCTGTGTCTCTATTTTGCCAACTCTTATTGTCACCCCTAAGTATTGAATCTCCAATAGGAACTGGTTGTCTTCCATCATGTAAATATATATTGTTTTTATCAGCAAAGCACATTCCATATTCAGTAACAACGACTGCATCTGGCCCCATACATCCTACCCCCTCAAAAGTATCTTCTATATAAAAACTTTGAGGTTCTATACGATAAGTATTATTTTCACCAAATGCATATACTCTTCCATTGAAAGATGCTAAAGCTGTGGGTTTTGTAGGAAGTCTAAGTAAATCCATACTCCAATCAAATTGGTCAAAATTATAAGGTTTTGATTTAAACATATAGTTAGGAACGCTGTGTAAATCAGGATGATAGCAATCGGCTACAAATTGCTGATTATTAAGTTGAGTTGATAAAGCATAATTTGGCATTGTATCTTGTACTACTTCTGATATACCAGTTTCAGCCTCATATGATGCACCCGTTCTTTTTCCTATATCTACAATTACCTTTTGTCGATAAGTACTATTAAAAACTGTAGTTGCAGTAGCATCCGATAAAGTAGCCCATCCATAATCTATTGGTATATTTTCCAAGAGTCTGTAAAACCCTTCTGGTTCAGAAGCAGCATCATCACTTTCGGCTACATATATATTCAGATGAGTAATTCTTTTTGGCAGAACAGCTAAGCCCTTAAAGTCTATAGTAATAGTATTTTTAGCTTCTGTTGCAGAAGCACTTGGGTCATGAGTTAATAAAACCTGATGAGTCAATGGTGATTCTTGATATCCATCATAAACAAACGAAGCTTTATAATAATATGTATTTAAATGAGTAAGCGTTCCACCAGTAGCAGCATGTACTGGAGTTAGTTTTATAAAAGTCTCTAATTTTGCCTCTGGACTAGCTAATGTCCCATAAGCCCATCTCGCTTGAGAAGACCCATCCCCTTCAAACATATGCACCTTTACAGTGCTTTCATCCTTATCTACAACTCCAACGGTATGTTTTAATTCACTGTCAGTTGTAATAGCACTAATATCAGTTACAGAACCACCTTGAGCTATATTATACGCTGGATTTGTAAATGTATAATAATCAGATTCGTCAGCATCTGATTTATTTCTTGCACTTACAAAAGTTGTATCATCATTTGTACCATTCATGGTCCTATGGTCAGCATAATTAGCATTTATATTCCCGCCATAATCAGTTTTACTATTATCAAATGGAATCTGGAATATAGTTATATCATTAGTCCCAAACGGAGCTGAGCTCGGAGTGTCATCCCTAAAAATTGCACCCATTGGGACAGAATAGTCATCTGCAGTAGATATTTTAAATCTTGAAGAATGGTCTCCTGAGCCAGAAGTACCACCACTAGAATGAACATAATAAACACTATTAGCAGCGGCTCCAGTTGTCCACCCAGTATTAAAAATTAAATACATTCCACAATAAGAGTTAGTCTGGAGTCCACCTGTAGGCTTAAATAAAAATGCCCCAGTTGGAAAACTAGCCACAATGCCAGTAGTACTACCATAACTTATATTTCTCCATACACTACCACCAGGACTATCGAACCACATAGCATTACCAGAAGCATCATAAATACCACCTCCAGTTACATCAGGATGACAATTACCAGCATTCCTATCTATGACTGTTCCAAATGCAGGAAGTTCCCAGTGATAACCTCTGTGTATATGAGCATCATTATATCCAAAACACCACATATATCCATAAGTACTAGTATTATCAACTGTATGTAAGATATCAGCAGCCGATGGAGATGCTCCCCCAGTAACTTCGGGTTCTGCATCGAATAAATATTCTTCAGAAACTTCTAAAGTCTCGGTCGAGACTTTATCCAAAGAATAATTATAAGTTAAATCTGTATCATTGTCATATACCCAAAGGAAACTGCTATCAGTAGCATGCATACATATAGATTTCATACTTGACCAATTTGCTCCTGACCTCAACTCAAGCCTTCCAGTACTAATCTTAAATTTATAAAGATAAGTATCGTCCCTTTTAAAGGCATAAATATATGTACCATCTGTAACTACCTTAGTAAACTGTGAAAAAGGTGATGGTGTATTAAGTTCAGCATTCTCTAATGTGAGTGCTGTCGTTTCAACTCCAAACTGTTTAAATTGAGGTATTCCACACCATCTTGCTCTATCTGTAACTCCCTTGCCCATTCCTATATGAACCTCTGTATTATTAACCTGCATAGTAGGAATACCAGTCTTAGATTCGGCTGAAGCAGAAAGTGCTGCAGTAGTACCCACTGTGCCATGTATATCGTCAATCTTTTTTATCTTATCATCAGCATCGTCAAAATAAACTACCCTATGAGTTCCATCGTCATTTATCATAGCCATTTTATGTGCTACTATATCTGGAACCTGAAAAATAGCATCATTATTATCTATATTCCCCGAACCAGGCCCTAACCAAGTTACTCCAGTGAAATCCCCAGAATCTATATCTGTATAACTAAGTATCATAGCCTCACCAGTATCATCTTCAACATAAAGGTAAGCCGTTGAACTCTCACCAGGGTCGGTAAATCCTGAGGTACTATCTGTTGTAATTAAGTCAACCCCATTAGCCCAATCCTGAGTAGATGGACTACTCACACTCTCATTCTTTATAATAACAAGAAAGTCATCAGGAATCCCTTTTAAAATACCATCCTCAGCTACAGGGTCAATATTAAGACTATAAGAGGCAGTATCATCTGATATATCTGTCTCGGTAGGAACCGTAACAGTTCCTGCCATGAACTTACTTATCTCGTGTAATTCTTTAGGCATCAGTTTGGTAAATCAAGCCAAATAGTATCAAGTCCATCCAAGTCATACCATAATTTCTCAGACTCCTTGAGAAGCTTCTTGGTTTCCCTGAATGTATATCTTAAGAAACGGGAATTACATCTTTCACATTCCCAGAAGAAGGGACCCGGCTTTACACCAAGCAATTCTACAGCACCCATCTCATGAAAACCACACAAAGGACATAGAGTTGGTTTCTCTAGAAAGTTCTTTCTTCCTTGAACATTAAAAGCTTGGAAAACATCCTTGCTCTTTTTTGTATTTTCAAGACTAAGCACCAATGGACTATCCTTCGTTATCACTTCTCATTCCATCACAGAATGATTTTATACCACTCGCTACAATATTATCGATTGCATCGATTATCCAAGGCTCGATTGTTTTATTCCAGAATTTCTTTGTGAATTTCCATTTTGATAGACCAAGTGTACAAGTTACTCCTAGTCCATACATCAATCTGCCAAACTTTGCTTTAATCACAGAATTTGGAATCTTCTTTAGTATCCATGCAATTGCTACTGCACCAGCACCACCTGCTGCATATCCAACAGCAGCTCCA